AGCCCGTGGTTCAATGCGTTGAGCCGTCCTACCAAGCCCAAATGATTGAACCGAAAGTGATGGAGTTTTCCGAGGGCGAGTATGTCCTCCATTCCGACTACGCCCGCCTCAAGGCCGAGGTCGAGAACTCAAAACGCATCAACACCGAGTTGCTTGTCTTGTCTAATCGACAGGCAAGCGACATTCGGCGGCTGACCAAGGCAGGGGATGCGATGGCCAGCGGACTTCAGGGCATGGCCGGAGAACGCCCCAAGGCCCTTGCCGATGAATGGAACGACGCCAAGAAGGGAGGCCGGCCGTGAGCGACGTCACCAAGTTCGTCTTCGCAGCTGACAACCACGGCGAGCTCGGTTCGGCCGATGCCCTGGCCGCCCTCTACGCCTACTGCAAGGACTTCAAGCCCGACGTCCGCATCGCTGGGGGCGATCATTACGACTGCGCCGCTCTCCGCAAGGGGGCCATGCAAGAGATGGAGGGCGTCCGCTCCCTCAAGGACGACTTTGACGCGGGCAAGGACTTCTTTGCCAAGTTCCGCCCGACCCACACCCTCTGGGGCAATCACGAGTACCGGCTTGAGCACCTGGCCCGCATCCATGCCTCATCCGTCGTCCGCGACTTTTGCGCTGACCGCTTCTCCGAGATTAACCGCCACGCCCGCCAGTGCGGCTCCAAGGTCATCGTCCCCTATCGTCGCGATAAGCCCGTCCGCATCGGCCCGATCACCGCGCACCACGGCATCGGGTCCGACCTGACGAAGATGGGCATGTTCTATTGCCAAGAAGGTGGCCTGTTCGTCTGCGGCCACGGCCACACCGGCCAACAGGTCAACCTCCCGAAACTGGGACGCGGCGCCGCCTACATGGCCCCTGCCCTGGCGCAGCTCGACCTGCTGGAATACAGCGAGAACACCCTGTCCGCAGCCAAGCACAACAACGGCTTCATCGCTGGCTGGTACAAGGGCAACGAGTGGAAGGCTTGGATCATCCACCGCCTAGGCGACGGGAAGTGGTACTGGCAGACCGACATCAGGACCTTCACCCCGAAGACCAAATGAGAAAAGGCAAAAGCGTTAAAGCGCAGTTCCGCGTGAACGACGACATCCTCTTCGCGATCGTCTCGGAGCTCCAGCGCAAGGCCCAACAGCCCCCGCCCGGCTTCCATTCAATCGAGCACTGGGAGAAACGCTGGAAGTGCAAACGCACCTGCGCCATGCGCTACCTCCGCGAAGGCGTCAAGGCCGGCATCCTCGAGCGCGTCGAGCTGCGCTCCCTCTCTGGCCGATATATCCGCCTAGCCCCCTTCTACGGCCCCGCCCGCAAGAAGGCTGGACAGAAGCCCCCCCGCTAGGCATACCCCTCCCTGCAAGCCATGCAAAACCCCGACGACCTTATCGCCCGGGCAAGGAAGTACCTTGCCACCCTCCCCGAGTCCATCGAAGGCCAGAAGGGCCACGACGCCCTCTTCCGTGCCGCCACTGTGCTGGCCCACGGCTACGCCTTCGACGACGCCACCGCCCTCGACCTTCTCCGCGAGTACAACAACACCAAGTGCTCGCCCGCTTGGGACGAGAAGGAACTCGAGCGCAAGATCCGCGAGGCCGGCCGCCGGGCCCACGACAAGCCCAGGGGTTGGCTGCTCGACGGCGCCAAGCCCCACGTCCCCGACTTTAAACCAGCCAGCCCCAGCGTGAAGATTAGCCAGCCCCCGAAGACCGCCACCCTGGCCGACCTGCCCGCACCCGCCACGGCCCCGACCATCGCCCCCGCCGACTTCCTCACCTTCACCGACTTCCTCTTCGCGGCCTTCCGTCCCGACGAGCAAGTGCAGATCGAAACCCCCGCCGACCTCGGCGCCGATGGCAAGGGCCGCCCCGCCGGCAAGGGCATCGTCAAAACCGCCAACGCATGGAACGAGCTACTCGGCAACGACCCCCACCTCGACGGCGGCCCCGCCGGCTCCTTCGTCCGCATCAACCCCGTCAACGACGCCGACGGCAAAGACTCCAGCATCACCGCCTACCGCCACGTCCTGCTTGAATGGGACACCGGCACCAAGGAAGAGCAGCGCGCCCGCATCGCCCAGTCCAACCTCCCCGTCACCGCCATCGTGGACTCGGGCGGCAAGTCCGTCCATGCTTGGGTCCGCGTGGACGCTAAGGACCGCGCCGAGTATGACGCCCGCGTCGCCCAAGTCTTCGCCCTCTTCGGCGACTGCCCTCCCGATAAGCAGAACAAGAACCCCTCCCGCTTCACCCGCCTCCCTTGCGCCTTCCGTGGTGACAAGCGGCAGGCCCTCATCGACATCAACCAGGGACTGGCCAACTGGGAAGCCTGGGCCGCGTGGAAGGGCCAGCAGGACAACGCCCTCGTCGAGCAGCAGGAAGGCACGGAAGTCTTCGACCTCGACGCCATGGACGCCTTTGACCCCAAGGCCGACCCCACTGTGCTGGTCGGCGGTGATCGCCGTTGGCTCTGCAAAGGCTACGCTATCCAAATCGTCGGGTTCGCCGGCACCGGCAAGTCCACCCTGTGCATGCAGATGTGCACCAACTGGGCGCTCGGCCGTGACCTCTTCGGCCTCAAACCCGTCCGACCTCTTCGCATCCTCCTAATCAATGCGGAAAACGACTTCGGCGACATGGCCGAGATGTGGGCAGGCTCGACGCGTCACTTCACCCTCGGAGATAAGACCAAACTAAAAGAGCAGCTCACCATCGTCCGAAACACCAAGGCACGCGGCGCCGCTTTCGTCGAGGCCCTTGAAGCCCTTATCAATCGCCATAAGCCTGACGTCGTCGTCGTTGACCCCCTGCTGGCCTTCGTAGACTTCGAGATTGCCGACCAAGCTCAGACCACCGCCTTCCTTCGCGGCCTGATCCTCCCGCTCCTTCAGCGGACCGGCGTCGCCCTGGTCTACTACCACCACACCAACAAACCCATCACCGGGCTCGACCTCGACAGCCTGATGCCGCAGCAACTGGCCTACCTCGGGGCTGGGTGCGCCGAGTGGGTAAACTTTGCCCGCGACTCCGGCTTCCTGTTCCGTGCCAAGGCCGAGGAGGGAGAAGAGGCCGCCACCTTCCGCTTTGGCTTCTCCAAGCGCCAAGGCCGCACGGGGCTCAAGAACTCCGACCAATCCTTTGCCAAGTCTTACGTGAAACTCTCGCACTCCAGCGAGCCCGGCGTCCTTCGATGGGTCTATGCCCTAGGGGATACCATGACCGCCCTGCCGAAGGCCGTTTCCAGCCCCGCTAAGGGGTCTACAAAGCCCGATTGGGCTCAGTGAGGGTAAGGACAGCCACCCCACCCCGACCCCCACCTTAAAACGCCTTCCAGCCTGTTTTATGCAAAGCCATTGTCCCACCATACTTCCGTCACTACTTCCGTCACTACTTCCGTCTTCGTATACACTCAGTGGGTATGCGACTACGCTTATACCCCCTAGTCGGGGGTCGCTTGTCGATACCCTGCCGGGGAAATACCCGAACCTAGGGAGGGCCAGGGTATGAAGAAAGACCTCTCCCGAAAAGTCCTCTTCCGTCTCGCGGTGACTCGGGGTAGGCAAAAGGCTTGGCGACTGAAGCCCGAGCAGATGGAGCAGGGGCGGCGCAAGGCTACGTTGGCGGCCGCTGCCAAAAGCCGGAAGAAGCACATGGGCCTCGTCGCGTGGCTGTCCGATTTGCCGGCGACCATGACAGGCGACCAGGTGCTGGCCCGCATCGATGGGATCTACAAAGGCAAGCCTGCGAGCTTCTTCAATCGTCTACGGCGTCACGGCCTGATGACTTGGGACAGTAAGGCCGACGTCTGGGTCAACCACTGCCACGTCTTCCCTGTGGTTTAATCTTTTGTCCTTACCCAATCCCTGGGGCTGGTCATTACTATGCCCCTACATGCGCTATATCCTCGACCTTGCCACGAGTGGCGAGCTGTACGTCGATACGTCCTTCGTGTCGGCCGTGGAGGTCGTGCAGATCGTGAACGTGGAGAAGACGATGAACCTAGACAGGTTTAACCTGGGCAACGAGAAGACGAGCAACGAGCGGCCGGGCATGCTGGTCCACGTGGACGGCGAGAAGTTCACCTGCGAGTACGACGCGGAGTTCCTCGATGAATGGATGAGCGAGGCCGAGGGCCCGGTACTCTGATGCCTGGGCTTAACGGGTTTGACTACGCGGCAAGCAAGGATGACCGCCAGCATGCCAAGCGGTACGACGCTTGGTTCAAGTCTCTGCCCAAGGTCCAGCAGGACAAGCTGCGCGAAGAAGGCGCCGGCCCTTACTGCGAGGCCCGCACGCATGACCACGTCTTCCCGATCTACGAGCAGGCGGCCATCTGGGCATACAAGCCTGACGACGTGCGCGTCGAGCAGGACGAGTTCATCTCTCGCGAGCAGGTTGCCAACATCGTCAACGACGTGGTGCAGATGCTAGGCTATACGCGAGACCCCAAGGT